CGCCCGCCACTCTTCACGCGGCGTAGGCTCTGGAGCGCCCGGGCCGCTTCACGCTTTTCCTTCTTGGTCACTTTCTAGTCCCTTCTCTGTGCCAACATCCAGACCCGCTACGTGAGTGGGGCTGGGGTGGGCGCAGGGGCTAAGCGACCGCAAGGTTCCACTCTTCTGCGCTTGCCAACGCTTCCTTCTTGGTGCGGAAGGTGCGAGCTTCCGTCGCTACACCGTTACACACCACCGAAAGCAACCATTCTCGCGGACCCTGACGCCGCACGGTAACTTCTATACTGTGATCGGTGCCCAGGATGCGCTTGGTTCCGATCTGCCTGCTGTAGATCAATTCGTTCTTCATGATTTCGTATCCTCCGACGCCTCGCGGCGTTTCGCCCTCAAGGGCTCGTCAGGGAGGCTAGGCGACCCACCAGTGCCGAAGCACCGCTGCGGCCGGCAGGTTCGTGAGGGCCCAGAATCCGGAGAGGATTAAAGCTCCGAAAGCAACGTAAAGGGCCGATTCGATCCAATCAAGTATTTTGTTCATCACATCCTCCATGATTCATACTAATCCAACGCTGGATTGTTGTCAATAAAAAAGTGAGGGTAGAGTGCAAAAAAGTTGAGGGGAACACGGCGCAGCAACGTAAGCAGAGCGTCGGAAGCGTCGTGAGGAACGAACGCGCAATCGCTAATTAGTTTTTAGAGGCACCGGGTGGGTTCGCTGCGCTCGACGATACCATCTCGCAGGGGGGCGCGTCAAGAGTTGCGCCAAGTTCTTGATTTTGCAAAGGCCAACGCGCCGAAAAGTTCGCGGCGCCGCAAACCACAGAAGCACAACTCACCCCATGGGCTACCCCGGCTAAAACATTTTCGAGCAAAAATGTTCTTGACAGACCAGCCGTTGATTGGTTAAGGTGTCCGTGTCCGTTTGCCATCTCCGGCCGGGATTCTGGAGCGATCCCGGCCAACCGCTTCGGCGGCGGAAGCCTGACGGGCAGGCACAACCCGGCCGACTCATTCCAGCGCTACCCCTCTCAATGCAGATAGCACACACAGTCCAGGTGTTTTCGCCCTCCGGGCAGTACGTGTTTTCCGTGCACGCCGCAGAGGCCCAGCGTATGCTACGCGCTGGCCAAGCGCGCCGCCGTTGCAGCGGGCGCAAGGTGCGAGCCGTCGAGCTGTCCGAGTCGTTGCGCTCCGTGAGACGTAAGCCGTGCTCGCCGCTATCTGCGCGCAACTACGCCGGCCAATCGTACACCTACCAGGAGGCGCTTACAGCCCCGACACCGTGCCCAGCGTGCTCCGGTGATCCTGCGTGCCCGGTGTGCGGCGGTAGCGGAGAGGTGCAGCAGGTTACAGCACGTTGCACCACACACAAACACATCGACCGGCGCGACCGCAAGATTTTCCTTTCGAGCATCCTGGATTGCCTACGGAACTAAGTCATGAAAGCCCGCGAGACGCGAGCAGGCGGACGGTACGCGATGCGCGAGCGAGACGCCGCGCAGGAACGCCGGGAGTTCGAGCCCGAGCCGTACCAGCCGACCGCGCTCATGCGCGCCCCGATGTACGAGCGCTTAGGGTTTGAGAGCGCAGAACAAGCGAGCTCCCTGTTGTGGGCCGCCCTACACCCCTATGTCGAAGGCTGACGAACTCCGATCGATGAGCGATCACGATCTGCTCATCCGAGTGGCCACCAAACTTGAGGAGCTTGTAGGCAACGGCCAGCCAGGACGGTGTGCGAGCCATAGCAACCGGATACGCAAGCTCGAGCAATGGCGCTCGTACCTTGCCGGAGCAATCGCGGTGCTCTCGTTTCTGGGCATGGTAGGCGGCGGGATTCTCGCCTCGAAGATTCGCTGATGAACGAACCAAAAGCACAGCGCTGCACAGCGCACAGCAAGAGCACGGGTAAGCAGTGCGGCCGCACGGCCATCCCTGGCGGCAACGTGTGCCGCTATCACGGCGGCAACGCGCCCCAGGTGCGCAAGGCAGCCGCGGCACGGCTGCGGGCCATGGTGGACCCGGCTCTCGGCGTGCTCGATTACGCGATGAAGCGGAAGAGCCGAAAGCTGAAGGAGGCCATCAGCGCGGCGAAGGAAGTGCTCGACCGGGCCGAGTTCGAGGGCGAGGGCGGGCCGCTGGCCACGCAGCAGACGGTTGTCGTGCGGTTCGTAGAGGGCAATGGCTGAGACTAGCGCGGACTTTCCGGCGAAGCTCAAGGCGCTGTTTGAGCCTCACCCGTACAAAGTGCTGTACGGTGGGCGCGATGGCGTGAAATCGTGGAGCGTCGCCCGGGCGCTGTTGATCCTTGGCACACAGAAGCCGCTCCGCGTCCTGTGCGCGCGCGAGACGATGGACTCTATTCGAGAGTCAGTCCACCAGTTGCTCTGCGATCAGATCGTGTTGCTGGGGCTCCAGGACTTCTACAAGGCGCTTCAGAGCGAGGTCCGCGGCATCAACGGGACCGAGTTCGTGTTCGCCGGCCTGCGCAAGCAGACGGTGAGCAGCATCAAGTCCTACGAGGCCATCGATATCTGCTGGGTGGAAGAGGCCGCCACGGTTACGGCGCGCAGCCTCCAGATCCTGCTGCCTACGATCCGCAAGCCTGGATCGGAGATCTGGATCACGTTCAATCCGGACCTCGAAACCGATCCGGTGTACCAGCAATTCGTGGTCAAGCCGCCTCCCGGTGCGGTGGTGGTCAAAACGTCCTACCGCGATAACATCTGGCTGAGCGCCGAGTCGCGGCAGAAAATCGAGTGGCTGAAAACCAACGACCCGGACGCCTTCCACCACGTTTACGAGGGCGGCACCCGCTCAACGGTTGAGGGCGCCATCTACAAGGGCGAGATTCAGGCCGCCGAGCGAGATCAGCGCATCACCCGCGTGCCCCACGATACGATGCGCGCCGTTGATACGTTCTGGGACCTGGGGTACGCCGATCGCGTGGCGATCTGGGGCGCGCAGCGAATCGGGTTCGAAATCCGAGTCGTGCGCTACTACGAGAACGATCACCAGGCGATAGATCACTACCTGCGGGAGATCCAGTCCTGGGGGTACGTGCTGGGCACCTGCTACCTTCCCTGGGACGGTGGCGCGAAGCAGCTCGGCACCGGAAAGTCCATCGAAGAGATCATGCGGGGGAAGGGCTTCAAGGTCCAAGTCCTCCGCCAGATGTCAGTGCATGACGGTATCAACGCGGTGCGCACGATCTTCCCGCAACTCTGGTTCGACGCGGAGAGATGCGCGGACGGCCTACAGTATCTCCGGCGGTATCAATGGGGACCGACTACAGCGTTGGGCGTGGCGCGGCGCGAGCCGTTGCACGACGATGCCAGCCACCCGGCAGACGCATTGCGCACGCTGGCAGTGGCGGTCAAGGAGCCGGAGCGGAAGAAAGAGCAGCAGCGACGAACGTTCGCAGAGCGCGTGAGCGCCTGGAGTTGAGCACAACAGCATGAAACTGGTCTGCGCATTACCTCAAGAGATCGAGGCGTTCGAGATGTCGTTCGAGGGCCGGAACTATCTGGTGATCGAGGCGGCGGCGTTCGGCGGTCTGTTCCGGCCGAAGGCGGAAGAGCCACAGAAGCGATCGCCCAAGGCGGCGAAGGCTGCGCAGGTCGCACGACCCGCTGCGCAACCCAAGAGCGAGCCGGCGCAGCCCGCGCATGGCTCGGCGCGCGCTTGTGTGCTGGAAGCCCTACGGAAGCGCCCGATGAGTTCTGGCGAAATGATTGAGGCCCTGAAGGGCAAGACCACGGCACAGTCGATCTACGTTGCCCTCAGCGCCATGCGTAAGGATGGCTCCGTGTCGACGCACGAAGACGAGAAGGACGCAGTTCGGCGGAACTACCTGAACCCGCCCGCTTAGGAGTACGACATGAGCAAACTGAGCACGAAGGAACGTAACGCCCTACCCAAGAGCGACTTTGCGGGCCCTGGCCGGTCCTATCCGGTCCCCGACCGCAGTCACGCCGCGAACGCCAAAGCGCGCGCGACGCAGCAGGCGAAGAAGGGTAAGCTCTCGCCGGCGCAAGCTGCGCGGATCAGGGCGAAGGCCAACGCGATTCTGAAAGGGTGAACCATGTACGACGAACCGATGGATACACAGGGCGTTCCGGCGAGTGGCAAGAGCGACGGGCGCAAGGAAATCGAGGGCATCCGTATCGAGCCCGCGAAGAACGGCGGGCATACGGTACGGCACAACTACAAGTCACGCCGCGTGTACCGTAAGGCAGGTCCGAACGCCGGCATGGGAACCGAGTACGTGGAGCCGGAAGAGTTCGTATTCGGCCCCGACGACAACGAGAAGATGCTTGCGCACGTGGCCAAGTACCTCGGGCTGAAGGCGGGCAAGGCAGAGCGCGAGGAGGATTGATGCGCAGCGCAGCCGAACGCATTCAGATCAACCGCACGCTGGGCCGCGCAGGGCTGGCCACGCTCGACGATCCGCGCGGCGTTGTTCAGCAGCTCGCCTTTCTGGTCACGGATCACGACCAGTTCCGGCGACTACTCACGAAGTGCGAACCCGAGCACCGGCGCGAGATGTACGCCGCCCTGGTCCCCAATCTGCGCTTCACTGCCAAGCCCCTCGACGTGTACCTGTCCGAGGCCGCGCGAGACGCTGAGGCGCGCCAGTTGCCCACGCTGGGTGAGGGCGGCAAGCTGATTCCGTTCCGGCCCGCCGAGGTGCGCTCCGATGAATACCTGGCACAGCAAGCCGTCGAGAGCGAGATGGCCACGCACCACCTTACGCTGACCTGTCGGAAATGCACGCGGCAGGAGACATTCTCCGGGATGCGCAAGGCCGATGCCGTTCAGGCCGCGCGCCTGGCTGGCTGGACCTACGACGAGATGGGCGGCACCGGATTCGAGATCTGCCCGGACTGCCCGGGAGCGAACTGACATGGAACAGATGAACGCTGTAGTGGAAGTCACAAACGCGCTCATGATAACCGGAGCGAAGAAGGCCACCAAATACCTGAGCCCCAAGGATGTGGTGAAGGCTACGAGATTCGGGAAGCCTACGCGCGGCAAAACCATGACGTTCTTTGTAACCATCGGAAGGCCCAACTACGCCGAGCGCGCGTTCATCAAGACGGCAAAGCGCGCCGGTGAGAGGTTCCCGGTAAAACGCGTGCAACTCAAGTTCGACCCTAAGCGCAAGTAAACCACACCCATGCCTGAAGACGTGCAGGGAACCACGAAAACCCGCGACGAAGCGCTGCTGAAGGAGATCCGCGAGCGGTACCAGTATTTCTCCGACCGCTGGCGCGAGGCACGCGAAGAGCGCAAGCTCGACATGCGCTACCTCTCCGGCGATCCGTGGGAGCCCGAGGACCGCAAGGCCCGGAAGGATGCCGGCCGCCCGTGCGTCAACCACGACGAGCTGAACCAGTACGTTAATCAGGCGGTTAACTCTATCCGCCAGAACAAGCGCGCGGTGAAGGTGGAGCCCGCCGGGAACGGCACAACCGACAAGAGCGCCGAGCTTGAGCAGAGCCTCATCCGCACGGCGGAGTACCGCAGCCAGGCGCAAGCGGCGTATCTGACGGCCTATGAGTGCGCTCTCTCCGGCGGTTACGGATACTTCCGCGTCTCGCGCCGATGGAAGCGCGGCCGCACGTTCGAGCAAGAGCTTGCTGTAACGCCGATCGAGAACCCCGACAGCGTTCTATACGATCCCGACTGCAAGCAGCCCGATTGGTCCGACCCGCGCGCGGTGTTCGTGTTGGAGCCGATGCTCCGCGAGGACTTCAAGCGCGAGTACCCGAAAGCGGAAGTCCGCGACTTCAGCAGTGAGGACATGAAGGCGGCGCCGGGCTGGATCACCGACAAGCATGTTCTGGTAGCGGAATACTGGCGCGTGGAGCCCGAGCGGTTGACGCTGTACCTACTGGACAGCGGCGAGGTTGTAGACGAGCTTCCGGAAGGTGTGACGGCCGTTCGGCAGCGCTCCTACGAGCGAAAGAAGGTTGTTCAGTACATCACCAACGGCGTCGAGATCCTGGAGCGCAACGAACAGCCCGACGACTACATTCCCATCGTCCTGGTTCCCGCTAAGAAGGTCTGGGTGGACGAAGGCGACGGGCAGAAGTGGAAGTTGATTTCGCTGGTAAGGTTCGCGCGTGACCCGCAGATGAGCCTGGCGTACCTCTGCTCTCAGGAGATGGAGGAAGCTGGGCTCAGCCCGAAGACGCCGTACGTAGGCTATAAGGGCCAGTTCGAGAGCGATACGGAGGCGTGGGCGACCGCCAACAAGATCCCGCATTCGTACCTCCAGGTTGACCCGGTGATTGACACCGCCGGCGGGCAGCAGTTGGCACCATTGCCGCGGCGCGAGCAGTTCACGCCCAACTTTGGGGCGTATGAAGTGGCCAAGGAGGCGGCCAGACGCGCGATTCAGGCGGCCATGGGCATCAGCCCGTTGCCGACCGCCGCGCAGCGCAACAACGAGAAATCCGGCGTAGCGCTACAGCGCATCCAGGCACAGCAGGAAATCGGGAGCTTCCACTTCGTAGACAACTACGATAGGGCGCTCGCCTATGCTGGCCGCATCATGGAAGCCTATCTCGCAGTCACCTACGACACCGAGCGAGAAGAGGCACTGACGAAGCCAGACGGATCGAAACAGGTGGTGAAGCTGAACACCGCGGAGCCGTATCCGGACCCACAGACCAACGAGCCCAAGCAGTACCAGGTGCCGAAGGAAGAGCACGACGTAACGATCAGCACCGGGCCGAGCGCGGACTCGCAACGTGAAGCGGCCAGCGACTTCCTGGACCTGCTGATTCAGAACCTCGCCACGCTGCCCGTTGCGCCTCCGCAACGCGCAAAGTTGCTGTCTATGGCGATCAAGATGAAGCAACTCGGCCCGCTGGGCGACGAGATGGCCGATACGGTCTCACCCTCCGACAACGAGGCACTTGCGCCCAAGGCGCAGCAGATCGTCGCGCAACTCCAGCAGCAGCTTCAGGCGCTCAACGCCTACGCCCAGCAGAAGGAATCGGAGGTCCAGGAGCTTCAACAGAAGATCGCGGCCAAGGTTGTGGAGGCTGCGAGCCGCCGCGACCTTGAGCAGATGAAGATCGAGGCCGACCTGGCCAAGGCGGAGATCACGACCAAGGCCCAGAACCTCAGCGAGCGCCTGGCGTTCATCGAAGACCTGTTCAAGCAGTTGCAGATTCAGCGGCACGAGGCGGAAATGAAGGCCGCTGACCAGTCCCAACAGCAGGAGATGGCCGCGCAGCAGGCCGCCGAAGCAGCACAGCAACAGGAAACTCCGGCCGTAGCGCCGGTAGAGGTGCAACAGTGAGACGACTTTTCCCACTCCTTGCCATTGTCGCGGGCTTGGCGCTCGCGCAGGATCCGAACTCGGTAACCAAGACGGCCTACGGCTCCATCACCGCGGCCTCGGCAAATTGCACGGCGCAGTCGTGCGTGTGGATCGTCGCGCCCGCGGATACCATCATAGCGGCGGTGCAACTCAGCGGCACGTTCACCGCGACGGTGCAGTTCGAAACGAGCGTCGGAGGATCGGCGTGGACCTCGGCGGCGGATGTGAGCGGCGCCACCAGCGCCACGGCGGCAGGAACGTGGAACTTCAACTTGTCCGGGGCACGGTTCTTGCGCGTGCGCGCCTCGGCATACACGAGCGGTGCGGTGCGCGTGGACATCAGCACATCGACGCTACCTCCGTCTTCCGGCGTCGTACCCGTAACACTCAGCACGGCTTCGCCTGCCAGCCCAACCGTTTCCGGCTTCTACCTTAACGCGACGAGCGGTGCTATTACCTACAACCTACCGACGATCACCAGCGGCACGGTGGGTGCGCAGTACTGCTTCCGTAACTACACCACGAAGACGGGAGCCATCACGCTGAAGGCCCCCGCGAGCACTTACATTGACGTGGCCGGCGCCAACGGCACAGCAGCGGGGACGCTGGTAAGCGGCGGCGCGGTTGGTGATTCGGTTTGCGTGGTGGCGGTTTCGACGACTCAGTACATGGCCTATCCGGGGAACGGGACATGGGCAAACAACTAAGCTGGCGACCTCTCATTGTTATCTTCGGCCTGTTCGCGGTGGTGGGGTTGGTCTGCGCCCAGATCCTCTCCCCGATCCTGGTTGGCACTCAGCAGGGCATCCCCACATCCGGCCTAGTGGCTGACTACGATCTTACTGGCGGTGCGGATGTGCAATCCATCCCCAACCGAGTCTCTGGTGGCCCAGCCCTCCAGCGTGGCTCAACAAGCGGCACCGACACGAACGACCCTACGCCTGGGGCTACGGGGTGGGGGTTTGATGGGACGGATGACGAAGGGCGGGTGTATCCAGGGCCGTCAATCGGAACCAACCCGAGCTTCACCCTGATAGCCCTGTTTAATGCCAGTGCCCTTCCTTCTGCTGGAAATGATAGGTATCTAGTTGCAATCGGGAGAAACGGAAGCAATTCGTTTGCGGCGTTGGGCTTTTCGGGGAAGCGTTTGAATGGCAGAGTCGCATCCAACTCCCCCCAAACCGACACGAGTGATCTGTCTCTCTCAACTTGGTACTGCGGGGTATTGACGTATCAACCCACTGTCGCTCTGCGTCTTTACAAGAATGGACAGAAGGTTTTCGAGAACACGTCTCCTGCCGATACGTTGGCTCTTACTCCGGGGGACATCCTTACGCTCGGAGTGTTCCCCTCCCCCACGGGTGACAGTACATACACATACAGGCACACCGGCCTAATCTCCCGCGTCTTCCTCTACAACCGCGCCCTCACCGACGCAGAAATAACCAAGGTCTACACCGTCCTCAAATCCTGGGGCGCGGGGAAAGGGATCTCACTGCCATGAAGCTAACCGAGCCGGGCAAAGGTAAGCCCAAGGCCGAAGCCAAGGCCGCACGCCTGAAAGAGTGGAAGAAGCCTAGTAAGAAGGCCGATCAGGACGCTCTACGGCAACAGCGAATCAAGGACTGGGAGGGGAAGAATGGTTCTCGTATTCAGGGATAAGGCCAGCTTCGACACCATCAAAGCGGACATCGTAGTAACTCCCGACCTCGATGGCGGCGTCGGCCCTGTGGCTCTGGGCGAGCCAGCCGTAGGTGCCGATGGACGTTGCGTCGTGTCCCATCCGTGGGCCGAGATCGACGCCGACTGGCTGAGCGCATATACCAGCGGCGCGAATCCGGCTGTGCAGGTGCTGGATGCGCTGCCGAGTGACTGGGTGTGGCCGGAAGTGACTCAGGCATCATAGACGATTTCCCACGTAATACCACGAGTTCAGCAGTAAATCCGCCCGCCCGGGCGAACCGGGCACAGGAGCACCAGTATGGCCACATCGACGGTAAATCCCGCGGCTTCGTCGCCCGCAGTCGCAGTACCCACCGATCCGCACGCTTACGCCGAATGGCGCATGACGGGCAAAGTGCCCGAGGCTGCGGAGTCGAAGCCGAAGACTGAGGAATCGGCCCCCTCGAAAGACTCTTCCGACGCTGGCGACGAGCCGGCAGAAGGCGCTCGGGCGTCCGAGAAAGCCCCGGAGTCGGAACCCGGAAAGAAACAGGAGCACAAGCCGAAAGGCGCTGAAGCAAGGCTCAACGAACTGCTCGCCGATCTGAAGCGCGCCGGGCTGTCGCCGGCCGAACTGAAGTCCTTCAAACGCGAGGCGCAACGGCAGGAACCGCAGGCCGAGCCGCACAAAGCGGCGCCGGAGCACACCGAAAAGCCGGTCAAAGCGGAACCTCCGAAGAAGCCGAAGATGGAGGACTTCGAGGGGAAGAGCTGGGAGGATTACGAGGCGGCCCGGGACAAGTATTTCGAGGACCTGGCCGACTACCGCGCCCAGCAACGCCTGGACGAGTTCCAGCAGAGCCAGCGGCAGGAATCAGCGCAGCGCGAGCTTCAAGGCAAGCTGGCCGACGCCGAGAAGCGCTACGGTGCCGACGCCAAGACGACGATCGGCAACGCCGCCGCCGCGATATTCAACGACGCGAAGGTATCGGCCGCAGTGAAAGAGCTTATCAACGGCTCTCCCGTGCTGGTGGACCTGCTGTACACCGCCGGCAGCAACGCTGAGGAGTTCGAGGCGTTCATCGCGGACGCGCGCAGCAACCCGGGCGCGGCGATTCGAAAGGCGGTCCTGCTCGAGCATCTGGTGACCGAGGAACTGGCGAAGGGCGACAAGTCCGAAGCCGGAACCAAGGAAACACCGGCCCGCGGCGAGGACGGCAAGTTTGCGAAGGCTCCTGAGAAGAAAGTCACCGAAGCGCCTCCGCCACCGAGGGAGGTAAGCGGCCGAGGGGCCGCCCCTTCCGACGAAGTGGAGAGCGCCGTAAAAGCGGGCGATTTCACCAGGTTTCGCTCTGCGGCGAACCGGCGAGACATCGCACGCCAACAAGGACGTTAACCTAAATGGCTGACAACAAATTCACCAACACTAACTGGGTCTCGATGGAGATCCTACGCTTGCTTTTGAACAAGCTGGTTGTGGCCGAGTATTTCAGCCGCGACTGGCAGGGTGACTTCGACAAGGAGTTTGCCCCCGGTTCCACGATTTCCGCGAAACTGCCCTGGCGCCCGATCGTCAAGGACGGCATGGGCTACGAGGCCCAGAACATCGAGCGCGTTTCCACCACGATTAGCCTGGATCAGTGGACTCAGGTTCCCTTCGAGTGGGACGACTACGAGCGGGCCGTCAAGTTGGAGCGTTCGGAAGATCAACTCCGCGAGAATTACTGGGATCCCTGCGCCGCGGCGATGGCTCAGGAGATGGACTCCCGCGCGGCGAAGTTCGCCTACCAGAACGCCAGCAACACCATCGGAGTTCTGGGCACCGATCCGACTTTGGTCGGCCTGTTCTACAGCGCCCGCCAGCAACTGACGGAGGAATCCTGCCCTCCGGGCAAGCGCGCGGCGATCATCTCGTCTTCGGCGATGCAGGCGATGGGCGCGGCCACCGGTGCCGGTTCCATCGTCTCCATGTTCCAGCCCGCCGACGAGATCACGAAGATGTTCAAGGAAGGCTCTGTCGGCCGGATGGCCGGGTTCGATGTCTTCGAGTCGAACTCCCTGTGGTCGCACACCGCTGGAACCTGGGGCGGCGCGGTCACGGTGAACGGCGCCAATCAGAGCGGCACGCAGATCAAGATCACGGCGACTGCGGCAGACACGTTCAAGAAGGGCGATAAGATCAGCATCGCTCTGGTGAACCGAGTCAATCCGCAGACCCGGCGCATCTCCGGCAAGGCGGCCCTGCGGCGCTTCACCATCACGGCGGACCTGACGGCAGTCGGCGGCGGCGATGCTGCCGACGTGCTCAACATCCTGCCCGCGATCTACGGCCCCGGCTCGCAGTACCAGAACGTCGACGCTCTGCCGGCGACCGGCGCGGCTCTGACCTTGTGGCCCGATACGACCAGCCCGAACGGGAAGGTCGGCACGGTTGGCCTCGCTCTGTCGCGGTTCGCGTTCGCGCTCGTTGCGGCAAAGCTGTACGTTCCCAAGGCCGTGGAGAGCGCTGGCCAGGCGCAGGACCCCGACACGAAGATCGCCATCCGCAAGGTGAGCGCGTGGGATCCGGTCCGCTCCATGCAGATCAACCGCATGGACTCGCTGTTCGGCTTCGGCAACCTGTACCAGAGCAATGGCGCGTGTGCCATTGCAATGGGGTAGTTGAGTAGCACGCAACCCGGGGCTGGTTTCGGCCAGCCCCAAGAAAACCCATTTCAGGAGAACAATTCATGAGGAAAACGATTCAGATTTGCAGTTTCGTCCTGGTTGCGCTGCTGCTTGGTGCCATGCAGGTGTACGCGCAAACCGTGCTCGTTCCCACTACCCTGTCGGCCGCGATCGGCGACGGCAAGGTGCAGACCTTCATCGTGGCCAGCGCTACCGGCTTCTCTGCCGGCAACCTGGCCGTGATCGACAAAGAGGCCGCGGAAATCCGCGCCGTGAGCGGCACCACGATTACGGTTCGCCGCGGCGCGGCTGGTACGGCGGCCGTAGCGCACGCAAGCGGAGCCCTTGTCTGGACGACTACGCAATTCGCCACCAACGCCCCGTCTGGCGCCTGTACGCGCGGCAGTGGTGAGGCGGCAGTCCTTCCGCGAATTTCGATCAAGGACGGCGTGATCTCTGACTGCCTGGGTGGCAAGTGGACGGCTGGTGTACCCAGTGCGGCGCAGAAGTTCCGCATCAATTCGCCTGAGCCTGGAGGCACGGCCTACACCGCGCTCAACACGAATGGTACTACCTTGGGCGCTACGACTCTGTACTGCACCGAGGTGTTCGTTCCTGCTTCGAAGTTGCTCACCGGCATCGCCTTGCTCAACGGGACCACGGACGGCACTGACAAGCACTACGTGGTTCTCTACGACTCCGCCGGCAAGTTGCTCGCAAACTCGGACGTGGCGGGCGCTACATCCGCTGGCGCGAGCGCCTTCCAGGAGTTCGCCTTCACCAGCAAGTTCTACGCCGTGGGCCCGCAGGCTTATTTCGCGTGCTTCCAGACCAATGGCACCGCGGCGACCGTCCGCATGGCAGTAACCGGATCGAACGACAACCTGCTGACCAAAGGCCAGACCGGCGCGACATTCGGCACCATCCCCGCCCTGACGGTTCCTACGACGTTCACCACCGCCGTGGGCCCGTACGTGTACCTGTACTAGCTGCCATTTCGTGACTTGGGGCCGGTACACCTCCGCCGGCCCCGATTTTTGCAGATGCCCATCAACGAAGCGACTGGTTACCGCCGGTCGAACCTGACACGAGAACAGAAACGAGAAGCCGAGGCCGCGCTATACGGCCTCCGATTGGAAGACATGAGCCAGCAACTTTCAGCAGCAGAAATCGACAGAATGCGCGCCATCGTGGCGGCGCATGACCAGCAAGCCGGCCGGGAAGGGATGAAGGAGTTCGACATCAACAATCCGCCGCGCCAGCCGTACACGCACCAGGAGTACCCGCGCGTCATGTACCACCACGGCACACGCCAGATGCGCAAGGCGAACAGCGCGGGTGAAGTGGCGGCCGCCGAGGCTGCGGGGTGGAAGAAAGACCCGTTCCCGGCGGAGTTCGCGGAGCCCGCGCCGGAGTCGGCAGCAACAGCGCAGGAAGCGCAAGCCGAAGTGGAAGCGGCACCGCGCGAAGTGCCGCAAGCGAAGCGCTTTCACGGAAAACAGAAGCCCGCCGAAGAGTAACCAGACATGGCCGCGGACACCTGGCAGGACATCATCACCGATGCGTTGAGCGAACTGGGCGTGTATGCGCCCAGTGATCCGGTTTCGGCGGTGGATATGGACACGGCCGCGCGGATCTGCGACCGGCTAATCGACGGCTGGGCGGCGCTGAAGCGGTACGCT